CAACCATATGGGTCTTGATACCCACAATATGGATTGTAAATCCTTTCCAAATTGTATGCAAGTTTACAAGCATCGTTTTCTGTTATTGAAATTCCTAAAAATAAACAACAAGCCTTAATAAGACTTATAGTATAAGAAGATGAAGATGCTAATCCACTTCCTTGCGAATAGGCATCACTAGTAAGAGTAATTTGAACTGGTGGCATATCAAAATGTTCCAATACAGTTCGTATTACTTCATTCTTTATTTCTGAAATGCTAGAGACTTCTTCTCTCTTTGAATAATTTATAAGATACTTATGTTTTTGTTTATTAAAACCTATTTTATCCTGACTAATAGTTACATATGTTTTTAAGTCACATGTAAAACTAATAACAGAACCATAACCATATTTCTCTACAAAATAAGGATTGTCTGAAGAACCCCCAAACAAAGAAATTCTTAAAGGACAACTAGCAACTAACATACTTTTTAAGATACTCCTGACTAGAATAGTATTCTTTCAATTCTTCTCCAGACATCTTCTGAATAGATTCCCATACATTAAAGTTCTCTTGCATATATGGATTACCTTGAACAGAATTTGGCCAAGAATTTCTACCTCTACTATGTTCTAAATGATATACTTGATCATCTATTCTACCAACCTTATATCCCATTTTATCAAATCTATAGAATCTCTCCTTATCCTCTGGTGATGAACCTCTAAAGTTTTCATTCTCCATTCCTGCTTCAATATAAGAATTCTTATTTACAAATTGAACATGTCCATACTGAGCATCATACATCTTTGATTTCTTATCTAGAATATCAAAATCAAAATCATTAGAAAGAAACTCACTCACGTCATTATCATCAGCAAATACCTGCTTTTGATATTCTCCAAAACCATAAGGATATACTATATCATATCCTTCTTCAACCATCTCAACTGATTTAGTATATGTTTCTGGTTTGAACAAAACATCACAATCATAATTAGCAATGACTGGTGTGTCAGCCATATTAATCATCTCATTCAGAATCTTCATTCTGTAGAAAACGGGGTCATCTGATTGTTCAAATACATGTGTAAGATTATTAATAGCATCACCAAGATAATCTTTAATCTGTGGTAGTACTTCTTTCTCAAATACAGACTCAGTATCTACTTCTTTCAGAATAACTTTCGTATCAAAATTTTCTAGAATATAACATAAGACTGTAATAACATTACGCATCCTATCTTCACTCTCAATCCTTACAGGAATGATAAAAGTACAACTCTTAAGATCAATCATTTTGTGCAACAGAAATATGCAGATTCATCCCATCCTGCATAACCAGGAACATTACCAGAATATCCAGCACCACGAACTATATGATTGAAAAGATATCCAAAATGATTTTCATTATGGAGTCCTTCTTCAAATATCTTAAATCCATTAGATTCTAACTTTTCTTTCCACCAAGTAGCAGGAAATACAGATTGATGAAGAGTAAATAATTTACCTTCATATCCAATAGTTCTATCCTCTGATGCGAAAGGTGGCACCATATCTTCACCCTTTTCATTTCTTACATCAGGAACTAAAGAAACTCCAAATACACAAAGTCCTCCTTCTTTTAAATGTTTAAAAATATTTCTAAGCATGGGATCAACATCATCAGGAGCTATGTGTTCAAACACTTCTTCAGAATGAATAAAATCAAACTCCATAGGTTCACCATCTTGATAGAGTTGATAGTCCTTTGTAATATCACATAGAAATAAATTTTTATCATGATACTTATCCCAATTCTCTTTTCCTACTCCTGTAAGAGAAGTGCTACTTCCTTCTAATCCTACACCAATATCACCACGATTAATAAAATCAACAACAAACTGTGCTCCAGCACATCCAAGATCTAACATGGCAATTTGTTCATTATCAAATCCATCTTTAACTTCATCAATCAATCCTTCAGATGTGAAATTATCTCTTACCGAACCTACGGGACAAATATGATCTGGTGAATCATCTGCTACTTGTTTAGTTGCTTCTAGTGTAATCATTTTTTTACGTAAATCAAATTGTTAAAATCTTCTAATTCTTTATCACAATTAATAGGAGTGGGAATAATCACTTTAGATGTACAACCACTCATCCACCATGCCAATTCATCAAAAGAACTAGCATACGTACCAATAATTGTAGCACATTTAGATAATATTAACAACTCTATAAAAGCATCAGTTGTTAATTGTATATCATCATGATGTCCTGATTCAGCTAATTTAGGATCATTAAAGATTTGTCTTTCATAGGTGACAACTCTATCACCATACTTATCTAAAAAATGTTGTTGAACATCAGAATTATCAGAACAGAAAAAAAACTTTTTATCTTTTGATAACTTATCTATTTGTTCCTCAAATATCTCATTACTATGAAATACTTTCTTAGGACAATACCATGATCGAATATGGACTCCTACCATATCATCCCATGCATCAGTAAACTCAGAAACATATTCTATTATTTCTGAATTAATTTTTAAATTATGAATAATATCAAGATATTTTTTTACAAAATATTCTGGTGTTTTTTCATATAAAAGATCAATAGTTTTATAATCTGGTATATGTTTTTCTTCTTCAGAAGAAACATATAATCTCCAGTCTTCAGGATACTCTTCTTCAACCTTCTCCACTTTTTTAAGAGATGGAAAAATAAAAGATATTGTATCATGTAAAGTACTCACATCTCCATGCTGAGCCATGGCACTTAATAGATTTTTAATTCTATTTGCTATGCCAGCATGACTAACAACAGTTACCATTCAATCTTCTCCCATTCATCTGGATACAAATCATCGGTACTAATATGTGAAAGACCTGGTCCGTACCAAGGTGTTGGTATTAGAACTCTCTTTCCTACTCCTGTACCTAACCAAGCACCCCACCATGCAAATGTACTATTTGAAATTATAAAATCTTGACACATTGACATCAAGCATAAATCAAAATGCCCTTTATATATGTCATCAGGAACTACCTCATTGAAGATAAAATTATCACCTTGAAATACCTTTTGTTTCTTCGTCAGTTCAATATTATTTGAACAAATAATATACATTCGATCTCTACCTAATATATCTATTGACTTTTCATAAAATTTAGATGGAATATTGATATGATTATTCTCACAATTTGGATAGTCATAGTCAGGATTAAAATCTCTGACAAGAATACATACTGGTTCTTCATTTAGATATGTTGAATAATGTTTTTCAACTTCTTCTATAATGTGTTCTTTAAATCTAAAATCTAAACGTACTAACTTCTCTGCATTTTTAAAATATTTTTCTGATTGAAAGTATCCATTCAATGTCACATGATTTGGACAATCCTTAAATAGTTCCTCACAAAATTCATGTGACTCATGCAATTCAATTTCATCACCATCTATCAAACCATATCTATCACCACAATGAAGCATTTCAAAACAGTGTTGTAGTTCATGATATTCAGTTATAATATTCGCACCGACCTTACGATTAAAATATGTTGCCTCTGAATGATCTGGTATTCTAAAATCATATCCACACTGCTTGGCAATACCTACTAAAGCAGCATACTGAAACATCTGATTTCCCATTCTTCCGTTCCTACCAAGATTATTCATTCCAATTGTCATAGAACTATCCCCGAATTTTGTTCTTTTAATCTGTCATCTATTATATCACCAATGTCTAGTGAATAGAATGCATGAAATCCTCTTCGATTTCCTGTATACCAATGATTACAATCACCTCTATCCATTTTTACCTTTACCCAGTATTCTCTAGATTGTAACTGATAATGATTTAAAAGCAACTCTTCACTACCCTTCCATGAAAGATTGATACTCTGCCCACTATTAACTGCATCATGAACATTAAACTGCTCAATACCAAAATCAGTATTCACAATACACTTAGGAGCATTTAAGTTCTGCCACTCAGGTTCATTCTGTCCATTTGGATTAGCATTACTATAAAGAGTAGCCCATACTCTAGCATCATACTCTGCTCTCTTATTAAAATTATTAACTATACCACCTGTAGGATGTTCAATAAAATCATTTGAATTGAACCATACCCAATTTGTAATTACTCTACCATAATCCTCATACTTTTTTAAAATATTTTTTATATTAACAACCTTAGGACTATACAAAAACTCATCCACATCAACCTGAGCAATCCATTTAGATTCCTTTGCTATAGGAAGGAAGTACTTATTCGTAACATGAATCTGTCTACCAGTAAATCTTTCTTCTACATCACTCTTAAACAGAGTCACATATCCACTGTCAATATAGGGTTGTAGTATTGGTAAATAATCATCATTACTAAAATCATCTACCAAGTAAATATGATCTGCACCATGTAACTTATAATGTTCAATCCATTCTTTTAATGTCCAACTTTCATTTTTGAACATTGCAGCAACAGAAAAATAATACTTATGATTCATCTACTAAGTCCATACTTCTTAAAACAATATTGGAATTCTTCTTCAATCTCCTCCTCAGTTACTTCTGCCATAAGAGTATCAGTATCTCTGACTCGATTAGCAATTAAAATATCATGATAAAAAATTGGCATTCCATACTCTAAAAAATTTTTATAATAAAAATCAATATCCAAAAGCATTCTTAACTCAGGATCATATCTTACAGCAACTTCTTTTTTGATAGATGTAATTGATACACCACCAACAAAATTATAACCAGGATATAACATCATCTGGTCATCCCATCTGGGGAACATAGGATTAAAGAATGTATGTCCATCATCACGTGTATGAGTAGCACCACAGACAAACCATTTCTCAGAAGAATTACTCATAACATTATACATCTTCTCTAATGCTTCAGTGTCATATAAAAAATCATCCTGTTGAAATATTTTAATAATCTCTCCAGTACAATTATCAATAGCATTATTAGTATTGATACATGGATTACCACGTCCATTCTCATTGCGAAGATATTTAATATTTAAATCGTGCTCATTCTTCTTACAGTAATCTTCAATCTCATCAGTTCTACTATGGTCAGAAACAACAACTTCAACATCTTTTAATGTCTGATTAGAAATAGTCCTGAACATATCGTCCAGAACTTCTACACCTCTACCATAGTATTCAAATGTCGGACAAGCTACTGACACCTTCATAGAACTGTCCATCCCTCACAATAAAGATCCTTTGTATCATGATCAAGATTTGGTCCAAACCATTTCTTAGGAGCAATTACTCTTCCTCTACCTGGTCTTTTATAAATTCTTGACAACCATGCTCCCCACCAAGAAAAGGAACTATTAGCAATAATAAAATCACTACACATTGTCATTAAACATAAATCATAAAACTGATGTCCACCCTCTGCTACAGCAAACCTATCACTTTCAAATAAGTCTTGCTCCTTACACCATTCAGTATCATCAGAAAAAATAATAACCTCCCTATTAGAATCAAATAATTCTAAAGCAGATTTATAATATTCCATATCTAATGGAGGATGATTACCAGAGTTATGAACAAAATCACCTCTTCTAATATGAAGAGCTATTGGATCTTTAAAATTTTGAATAACTGATCTACATTCATTCGTAATCTCATCTTTAAAAGTAAAGTCATTTAATATTTCATTTTGTATATGCTTAAAATATTTTTCAGTTTGAAAAAATCCATATAAAGAATAATTTTCAGATTTATCAAGATTAAAAAATTCCTCATCAAAATGAAAAATCTTTTCCTGAATATAATTATTAGTCTTTAATGTTCCTAAAAGAGTCTCAGGAATAGATGACAATTCATATGGATAATTGAATGCAGGTCTAGGACTATGAAGTTTAAAAACATCGAATAAAAGAATAGTATATTCATTACCAATTCCATCATTAAAAACTTCTCTATGATTTGGTATCATAAATGGAACATCTAACTTAGATGCTATACCTTTAGTTGCTGCATACTGGAACATTTGATTACCAAGTTGTCCCAGTTTTCCTAGATGATTAAATGCTATAGTCATTTGTTCCTCGTTACAATAAGTTCTCCATGTAATCCATTTCTCATTACTTTAACACCATAATTATTTTTGTCAATCCATTCTTTACAAGCCAATCTTTCATGTAAATCATAGTCAGGTTCATGACCATGCCAATCATCAAACCTCATGTAAATCTCATCCCATTCACACTTGTCAACAAAGTTTAAAGAAGAGACTGTTGGTTCATAGATATCCACATCAATATGAACTGCTGATATTTTTGTTATACCATATGCAGATGGTTCACGAAGTTCATGAATATCTTTAACTATCAATGTAATATTAGGAAACTGTGCACAATCTTCTACCACTCTTTCGTATGTCTGTCGATATTCAGAACCCTCAAGTCTGAATGCACCTTTATACCATCCAGCATAGTCAGGTATTTCTTGTTTAGTTTGTTCTAATCCTTCAAAATGATCAAATCCATAGATTATTTTATTACCATTAATAGGAGCAATATCTCTAATGGTTCCAGCACATGCAACTCCAAATTCTAAAACATCACCTTTAGTATTATCAGGATCAAAAGTTCTAATACCTGCAGCCCATTCCAAATGAGTCATTGGATGTGCTGGTGCTTCAACTGGAAATATATTATCTACATCTGTCCAAGAAGGAGCTTTATAACCTTTAGCACCATTGTTCAACAGATAATGATTTCTTTTATGATAAGTCGATAAAGACTCCATAGCAGAAACATTATCAACCAAATCACTTGATGATAAATGTCGAAACGATGCATCAGAATGTTGAACATCAAATTTACTCATTTTTTTTTTAACCTCTTTAACTAAGTTCTACACCAGCTGGTAAATTACCATGATACCCAAATGGTATTATACCATGATTTACGTTTAATGGGCTCTCGTGTGAAAAATCTTTTGCAACTTCTATAGGTGCAAACTTGCATCCTTGTTCTTCAAAGATATGTCTGTTATGTACACAGATGTTTCCATCCTCATTCCAGTTTACCCCACCAAACATTTTATAGAAATCATTCATAGCAACAACATCAAAGGGAACATCAACCTTAGTTGGAACCTCAGTTAATTTCTTACTACGTAATGAAAACCCACCATTACCGACAGCAATATGTTCACCAAATGGTGTCACAAATCCTTGCTCTCTCCATGGCCATGGAGCACCAATATAATCATAATCAAAAAAGTCATCTCTCCATGCACTTGGATTTATAATGAATCCATCATGTTGTATTGTAAGAACAAAATCAGTATCAACATGTTCATGTAAATGATAGATCATGTAGCGAGCATAATCTTTCATATTAGTAATAGGTATGTTTGGTTCTTCACAAACAATACCATCCTCTAAAAGTTCTTGACCTCTTTCATCTATCACATCTTTTGATGTGACAAATCTAACCTTACCAAATTTAGCAGACTCAATACAAGTATACAATGCTCTGATTGTATCTTCAAGACCATTATCAAGTTCCTTTTCTTTTTCACCATCTTGAAAATCTTGTGCTGCAGTTTTTGTTTTATCAAAAGCAACATGAATTGCAAATAGTGTAACTCTACTTAAATCTAACATTAGACTCCTACATAACGTGCTCTATATCTTTCTTGTGCAGAAGAAGTAATATCAGTCATATAATATACTGCAATACTTTTTCTCATTTTACCTCTAGGAGGATTGATTGGTTCTGGAAAACCGTGCCATGAATTTTGTGTTGTGTCAAATAAAATTGCCTTATTAAAAATAGGTTCAATCTCTTTAACTTTAGTCAAAGGTTTTTTATTTTTATCATCATGAGACCAGAATTGTAAACTACCACCCCACTCAGGATCATAGTCTTCTTCAAGATAAATTATAAGATTTAATTTTCTTTGAAGATTCATTTTAGGATGTATTGAATAATCTAAATGCATGGCAAGACTTCCACCTTTACCACTCATATGCCATCCACCACCATGCAATCCAATATCAGGATACAATGATGATATACCTGTAATCTCTGACAATTTATTAATAAATTTATTTGATAATAAATTAGAAAATGTACTATAAGTTAATGGTGGGAATCTATCCCATCTATTACAAGTTCTTTTCTCACCTATCCATCCTTTATAGTGTATGATTTCCTCAGTAGGATTATCAAAATCAATGAATTGATTACTTAATTTTTTAGCATCATTAATATCTAAAAAATTATCAAGAACCCAATGATCAAAAGGTTGACAATAATATGTAATATCTTTTGTATTAAATTTCATAATACTTCTGGTTTATCATTATAGAAAGCATGTTTTTTTCTATACTCTCTATACTCCTCTTTACAATCAACTCCATTCATTATAGCACCACTCGTATCAATATACAACCAGTCATCTACAATATTATCATCTCCTCTCCAGTATCCATTTGATCTCTTATAATCATTCCAATACTTAGGAGCAATAATATTTTTTGATTTAGTATTAGTCCATGCTGGCCAGAAAGCAAATGTTGATGAAGTTATAATTGAATGAACTGCATTATGTAAAATAGAATAATCAATACCTATAGGACCACCTTTATACTCATAGAATCCTGAACCCTGAAGATGTGCAAGAGGATCTTGAGATTCCATAGCAGATGCTCCTATGATAGGTGCCCAAGGAATATACTTCTTAGCATTTTCTGGATCATCAGTAATCACACCAAACTTCATGTTAGGGTTAATTTCTAACATTCTATCTGCTGCCATTCTATAATACTCAGGAGGACACCATGCAGATGTAATTAAATATTCACCACCTCTAAATTGTATAACACAAAAATCATCACTACTATAATCTGTTACTTCGATGCTTGGCTTTAACCACTGTATAATATCACTCTTACGATCATTGATATATCTTAATCTCTGAAAGGTTCCATCAACCTTAGTGTTGTCTGGAATAGTATTATAAAGTAAATCATCATAGAACATTGCATCTTCATTCTGAAGTGCATGAATACTTGTAGGATATTCATCTGTTCTTTCTCTGGCATAATATTGAATTCCGTCTGGTAATCTATCTGGTTCTTGTCCTTCAACAGAAGTTACACCACCAATAACTTCATCACCAAAATCTATATGTGGTAGGAACTGACATCCTTTAAATGTTTTTAATCCTACAGATGGTACTTTACTACTTCCCTGAGCACTGTTTGTAGTATCTCTTCTTACACCCCATCTAAATCCTCTATGTTCTGCAATACATCTTGGTGCTATTATATTCCATAGTTGGTTCCCTAAACCAGAACCATTATAAATTTCAGATACAATCATTTAATTAAGTGCGAATACTTTTCTTGGTTGTCAATTATATATTGTGGATATTCACTATCTTCTATACTTATAACTTCAAAAGAAACATTCCTACCAAATAAATCTACATTGTTTTTAACATTATCAGAAATGCTAGATAATGTCTGTTCATTATTATGTTCAGTATGAGAGAATGATGCAATCTTATGTTTAATCATTTCTTCTCCACCAAAATAACTAAAGTGCCATCCACCACCATCAACAATAGGTCCAGTTATTTTAGATTGTTCTTCTGTCGATTCTCTTATACCGTCTAAAGTTTTATCTTTCAAATACTTATAAGTTGCTACTCTAGTACCATACCAATTATCTGTCATATAGTTATTAAGATAATACATATAGAAATTCATTTGAAATGTAAAATGTGCATCATCAGTAATCCAATCATTAACCTGTGCAATTGCATCAGGATTAGGTATTTCATCTAAATCACTTGATATGATAATATCATCATCATTAAATATTGGAAGTGTAAGGGCATAATTTCTAGAAAAAATTTCTCTATCCCAAGGTACTTCACAGTCTGGAATGTCTGCAAACTCATAGATGATTTTATCATTCCAATTCTCAAACCTATCTTTATTCTTTAAAAAATTACTTTCTTTTTTCTTTCCTGAAAAAGTTGAATTACCTTCTATAATAACAAACTTATCTACAACATCATTTAAGATGTTTAATCTTAACTCTAAGAGTTCAACTTCATTATTAAAAATAAAACAATCAAATATTTTCATAATTTTTTTTCATCTCCTCAAATACTTTTCTGACTCCATCACTAACAGATGTTTTTGGTTCCCACCATTTTCTAATGTAAGTGTCTGGTGCATTGCGAGCATCCTTCTGTACCTCATCCTTCGACGGTGACGGGGCAATACCCACCTCTTTACCAATCTCTTTAAATAAGGACTGAATCGTTCGTGCAATCCCCAGAATACTTGTAGAAATACCAGTAGTAATATGAAGCTCGTTATCAGAAGTGAAATCAGAATATTTTTGCATGATAGTTTCCAATGCTTCGCAGCAATCTTCGGCATATAAAAATTCCCTTTCTTCAGTTCCATCTGTCATCATGTCAATAATACCAGTCTCAAATCCTTTAACAATGAAATCTGTAATAACATGTGCCTTTTCCATGTCCTTTTCAATTCCATATACATTCCAGAATTTGACAATCAATCCATTCAAAGATTTAGTATATAGCTCACCAACTCTCTTCATTACACCATAAGGTGAATAACTCATATTACTCATTTGAGATGATGCAAATATAAATGGTTTATTATACTTCTCAATTAAAGTAAAAGCATTTGCCATCACTCTAGTATTATTATTAATAAATTTAAAAGTATGTTGATACTTTTTTAAGTAATGAGAACCACCTACATCAAAGGCAAGGAAGAAAACAAAATCAGAATCCATAATTACATTCCTTAGAAATGGGTTTGGAATGTGTGTCATATCTTGATGCTCTCCATTAACTGAATCAAACTCTCTAACATCATAATCTTTTTCTTTAAGATACTCAGTTAGATAAGCACCTATCTGTCCACTGGATCCAAGAATAAGAACTCTCTTCTTACCCTCATACTTAACAGTTTCTGGAATCATAATTAAGATAATACCTTAGACAAAGCCTTTGTTTTTTTACTATTATATTCATCGGACTGCCAAGCATTACCGTTACTAGCATTTTTATAATGCAAGATGAATGCGTCTTCCATATTATCATCTACCTCAAACTTTATCAAGTCAATAAAAGTTGGTTTAGGAAATTCATACTTAGCAGCATATTGTACCATATAAGAAAAACAATCATGTAGATATTGCCAATACTCTTCTCTCTCTTTCTGATGAGGAAAAGTTCTCTTATTTGATTCTTGATAATCTAATATTATAAATTCATTATTATCTAAATTAACATGCATGGGAGAACATCCATTCAATCCCATTTCAATATAACCATCTGGTGGTGTATGCTCATCACCAGAGTATGCATCTCTCTGTACACTGACAAAATCAATATACTTAATTTTTAATTGATCCTGATAATCAATAAGATATCTATGTCCTTCGCCACCAACATCACAGGATTCACCATTAAAAATTCCTAATCCCCATTTAAGTTCTGAAGGATTAGGCATGTTAGGAATATCTGCAATTACAATACCATTCCAAGGATATTTTAAAACAATTGAACCACGGTTCTCTTCATCCTGATACTTAGCACCATATCTATATGATGGATTAATAGCAAGATTATATCCTTCCATCATATCTTTAATTGATATATCCTTTATAAAGAACATATCAGAATCTATTATTAAAGATATACAATCATTCTTAGATATATGATGCTTCCATCCCCAACTAAAAGAATACCCACACGCATGGCTTCCATCACCCATAAATGAATCACCAGCAAACTGTTGATATCCATTAATAAATTGAAGTTCTGGATCTAAATCAACTCTTATACATTTTATATTCAATCCTTTACAAACATCAAAAATCTCCTGAACTCTTTCAGGAGAATAACCACTAAAGGGATTAGAACCTGCCCTTTCATTATTAAAGACGATAAATTCAAAATCGTCTTTAACATGTTTCTTTATACTTTCGTATTGTGGTTTAATAAGGTCAGGTCTATTATGAGAATATGTATAAATTTTTATCATAATTTTTTGAATAAAACATCAGCTCCATCCGAATCATTATAAGGCCATGTTTGAACTAATTCAAAACCAGGAAGAAGTGATTTTATTTCATCAAGACCAGCACAATTTTTGTACATCTCTTCATCATAATATTCTGTATAAACATAATCAATATTAGAGAGCATCTTAGAAGCACCTTTTAAAACATCTCTTTCTGCACCTTGAGTATCCATCCATACAAAATCAATATGAGATATATTATTATCCTCACAAAAAGTATCTAATGTTTTACATTCTACAGTAATTTGCTCTTCAAACAAAGTTCCTGGCCATCTAGCACCATACTTATCACTATTAACCATAGTAACAGGTTCATGAATTGAACCAGAATACCTTCCAATTAAAAATCCTTCCTCTGGATTTGGAGTTTTATTTCTAGAACGATGGAATGTTGTTACACCATCTTTACCAGAAATTGCATATGGATTAAATACATGCCTATCATCTGAAATTAGTATATCATTACTATTACCAAAAGCATCAAGTGATCCTGGAGTAGTAACATATTTAATGTTTATTGGTTCTGGATCAAATGTATAAATTTTTAAATTTGATCCAAATGTATTTAAAAATCTTTTAGTGTCTCCACCATCAGCACATCCTATCTCAAAAATAGTAATACTATCTTTTTTACCGATAAGTTCTTTAATTTCTTGTTGTGAAAGTCCCATGTTAAATATCCTCGAATTATCTATAAGGAGTTATTGAAGGTTCTTCTGGAATTAATCCACCGTAACCATATGAAGAAATATCTACACCAGGAATTGGTGATATTTTTTCTTTACAAACCTGCAAATTAATCCATTCATAGGTCTTTCTTATACCTTCTTCAAGTGTCATTGTATAATCCCAATCTAATTTCTCACGAATTAAATCATTGTTTGAATTACGACCACGAACACCTAACGGTCCGTCAATATGTTTTCTACCTATAGATTTTTGTGCTACTTTTGCAGTTATTCTTACTAACTCATTGATAGTAACCATCTCTTCTGAACCAATATTTACAGGTCCTATGAAATCAGAATCCATCAATCTTCGAGTTGCTTCAATACATTCGTCAACATACAAAAAAGATCGAGTCTGTTCTCCGTCACCCCACACTTCGATGGTGTCGGCAAGACCTGAGTTTGCGACTTTACGACAGATTGCTGCAGGTGCCTTTTCTCTTCCTCCTTGCCATGTTCCCTCTGGACCGAAAATGTTATGGTAGCGAGCAACACGAACAGGTATATTATAGTTACGGTTATAAGCGAAATATAATCTTTCGGAGAAGAGTTTTTCCCATCCATATTCGGAGTCAGGGTCAGCAGGGTAAGCGGATTCTTCACGACAGTCTGGATTATTTGGATCTAATTGATTATGTTCTGGATACATGCATGCTGAACCAGAGTAAAATATCTTGGTAGGTTGATTCAATATAGAACGCACACACTCAGTGCCATTCTCCTCACCATCAAAAGTCTCATTAAGTTTACGAACTTCCTCAAGAACATTTAGATTGATAGACACAGAGTTGTGCATGATGTCTGCATCGTTCTCACCAGTGAACACAAAACCTGCACCACCCATATCAGCAGCAAACTGATAAATCTCATCAAACGGAAGAATGTATCGGTAAGGAACTGAATTGTAGAAATTACCTTGCTCACCCTTATACTGAATGACACGACGTACAAATTCTACATCACGAAGATCTCCATAAACAAATTCATTTGCTTCTGTTTTAGAATACTCTGGTTCTTTGAGATCAACACCTCTCACCCAATATCCCTCTTTACGCAATCTCTTGACCATGTGACTTCCAATGAAACCACCTGCTCCTAATACTAATGCTGTTTTCATGGTTTCCCCCTAAATTCGAATCCAACGTCTGTTTGCGAGAGTCCAGTTTGTGACATCAGCAATTCTCTCACGAACTGATTTTGCAGGTTCCCATCCTAACTCTTTCATCTTTGATCCATCAAGTGCATATCTTAAATCATGACCAGGTCTTGATGAATGAAAATCAACTAACTCATATTTAAGTTCTTTGTCTTGTGCTTCTGCAATAATCTGTGCAAGTTCTAAGTTGTTCAACTCTTCAGAACCTACAATATTAAACTTAGGACACTTTGCATTTCCCCAAGTTGGTTCAAAGGTTCCCTTGTAATTAAGTAAAAACAATACTGCTGATGATACATCTCTTGCATGTATATAGTGCCTTGAACCAGGAATTGTTTTGGTTGCATCACTATGAATCGTAACTACCTCACCATCTCTTGCCTTACGTATACACATTGGAATGTATTTCTCAGGATGTTGACGCTCACCAAATACATTCATTGTATGGGTTATGATGATTGGTAGTTTGTATGTGTTTTCATATGCAACTGCCAACTCTTCAGCACCTGCCTTTGTCGCACTATATGGGTTTGTAGAATTATATCTATCATTCTCTTTATACTTAATACCATTTGGTGCAGGACCAAATACTTCATCAGTACTAAAGTATACAAACTTTTCTAAGTTGTCTTGTGTTCTTGCAAAATCAAGTATGTTCGCAGTTCCAACAACATTGTCAAGAACAAACTCCATCGGATAATCAATACTTCGATCAACGTGTGAACCTGCTGCCAAATGTAAAATATAATCAACCTGTCCTATCTCACTACAAACTAATGGATTGAGTGCTGCCTTTAAATCATGATGAACAATCTTGACTCTTCTCTTTTCCTCAGGCATAAAGGGAATCATTAAATCATGTAAGCGATTTAAATTACCACTGTAGTCAAGACGATCTAAGGTTATAACTTCCCAATCTGTTGTTTTAAGTATTTCACCTATTAGATGATGAGCAATGAATCCAGCACCGCCAGTAATTAAAACTCTTTTCATGTCAATATAATAAACTCTGTTTATATAGTTAGGGTGGGAGGTTGGATTCCTGTGTACCAACAAATAACGGGCATTACTACAGTAGTAAAAACGTTATTGCCTGAGACCCGACTGGTAGGTCGGTTCTATCCTGCGATAGCAGCACCACCTGTGTCTCATCACCTTAACCAGCGATTGCCAGTAAGTTTATTCAGTCACTCCCATGTTGCGTCCAACAAATGTATTATGGCATAAAAAAAGGAGGGTGTCAAGTCCTCCCATAATCATCTTCAAGTCTTACTATGTCGTCTTCATAACATTTTCCTTTCTGCACCTCAATAAAAGTAATACCTTTATCACCACCTTCAAGACGATGTATGCCACCTTTCGGAATATAAGCATATTCTCCAGTTTTTATTGTTGTCGTTAAATCTCCTTGTGTGATTTGACCTACACCCTCAACAATAGTCCAATGCTCTTCACGATGATTGTGATATTGAAGTGAAAATCTTTTAGAAGGTCTCACATAAATTTTCTTAACTTTATAATCTGGTTCATCTAGGAGAACCTCATAGGTTCCCCATGGCCTATATTCTATTGACATAATTAATCATCTTTTACATAGCAAGGGACACCTGCAGGATCTAACCATTTTGTATATTCAAAGTCCTTGATAGCAGTTTTGAACTGCATATAATTATCACATAGGTACATATCTTTGTAACCATTATAATTATTCCATTTCTGAATACGATAGTCTGGATGTCCATTCTCTAAGAGATCAGGCATCTTTACATACCTGTATGGATCATTCTGGCATAATACTTCAATCATAGTTTCAAGTCCTCTATAAGACATTCTACTACAGCATTGTAGTCTGCGTCAGGGTCTTCACCCTTTAAATTGATATATTGTAACCCTTCGTAATATCTTTTTACCTTCTTATATAGTTTTGGATTTTTTATATCTAAATAAATTTCCTTATTAGCAGCAGCCCGAAGGATGCTTATGTCTTTCTTAAACTTTGAGGTAAGCGTCATTGCCTTATAATAGTTTACATTAATATTATAAAGAATAAGATTTAAAAAGTCAAGGAGAGTCAACCCATCTTGTGACAGTTAATTCGATGGAACCATTATCCATTTCCCATTCATCTTCTACTTCAAATCCTTTTTCTTTAATAGTATTATGAATAGTCATTCTAGCATATTGCTGTGTAACCTTATCAATAAATCTTTCTATAGGAACATTTTTATTCCATGTCTCTCTATCAGTAACTAAATCATATGTACCAGTTCGTGAATTCAATCTAAATCCAATATCAGAACCGATAGAAATTTCAACCTCTGTTGTAGGATGATCTTCAGCATGAGATGGATTACTAATTACAAGATCAACAACAGACATTCCTAAATCTGAAGGAACATTAGGTCTTTCTCCAATTAATTGAAGAGATTCAACTAAAGTTTTTTTATCTTTAAGTTTTGTTTTGATTGTGCTGAAGTGTGACATTTTTTTGTGTTTGATAGTATTCTGGTTTAGTTTCTACATAAGAAACCTCACCAAGTTTTTCTTCTATAGATTTAGTTATTTCTTGACATTGATTACCAATGACACCCATAACTTCTTCAGTTACATAACCATCTTGTCTAATTATAAATTTGAGAGTTTGCTTTTTCAATGTAAATTCTCCAATTGTGGTATTTAGCCTTGCCAGATCATATCAGGCATTGCTGTTGGTTGTTGTCTTCCTACAGTAAACATAAGAATGAAATATGCAATGAACCAGATTGTATTGAAAGTCCATGCTTGTCTATAGAGATACTTTCGTATTCCCATAGAAACTACAACCTTTCTTACATCTTCTGGATTATCTTCATCACCTCTTGATCTAAAAATTTGTTCTATCACTACAGAAACCAATGTAGATATTACTAATGGATAAAATACAAAATTTGCAAAGGACATTACTGCTATTAAAAAAGTCATCGTTTTACGTCGTGGGCACACCCATCGCCTGTATAGTTTTCAGAATCATAATACCCTCCTTTACTTCCAAAGTAAAGTGTTAATACTACGAAAGGTAATGACGTAAATATTAAAACTGTTTGTAAAATCATATTCTTACTACAACATCCCCATCATCATCATCTTCATCATCTCCCTCTAATTCAGACTTCAATTGTTCTATACGTTCTCGAAGTGATTTATACTCTTCCAAATCACAACTAGGATTATTAAAAGTAACACCCATCAACTGATCGCCAGGTTCAACATCTATCATTTCTGGATGTATTTTTTTTGTTACTTGAGTAGTCCACGCACCACGTGGTCTAGCAGCATCTTCCGATACAAACTTCCATCCTCCTACTATGGTACGAATAGCCCATAATAAAAGAAGAATCCATGTTATAGAAAATATTACATCAGTTATTGGATTCATCACCTTTTAAATAATCTTTGAATAGGAACTTGTTTAATCTTATCTATAATATCAGTCTCTATCTTATCTAAAATGTTAATATCAATCTCCATAAATGGTGGAATAATACCCAACATTCTTAACAAACCATCTACGAACAATGCAAGTGTGGTAAATCCAAGAATCATACTAATGACAGTGGCATCACGATTATGCTTTGCCATTGACTCTTCATCAATCTTTCTTGCTTCAGATACTGCTTTATCAATCGCTGTATCAATCAGTAAATTAACTTCTTCCTTTGTATAGAAATTTTTACTTTTTGATTCTAGTTTCGTTACAGTTGAAACTGGAAAATCTTTGATTAAAGTTTGAATCATGATGGATTACTTTTATAGTATGTATTATATCATAACAATTAAAAATGTAAATGTTACATACACTACATCATCTCATGCTCATGTTTGAAATGAAGTGGGCGTTTGCCCATTTTTCCTTCTCTTTGTCTTTCTAATTCATTTAATTTGTTTATCATCTCCTGTTTCTTTTCAATATCATTAAGTTTCTTTTGTACGTCTTTAAGTTCAGACTCTATAGATCTGTCGGTCATTTACGTTTTAAAATTCTTCTCTCAAACCTCCCCATCCAACTATCTACAAAACGGGTTGTTGATTTGAGTAGAATTATTTATCTAACTTCGAAGTCCAACTTACGAACTTTACGTTTTCTTCTTGCCTCTTGCCAGTTCAAATCTTGTTGAGTTAATCCCTCATTCTTTCTTTTTCGAGTATGAGAATTTAACATAATGACATGTGACATATCAACAGCAGATACGGTATTACCCATAACAGTCATCATATTTGAGCAACCACAAGAATAAGTCTTGCCACTATTTCCTTGCAGTTCTTTACCACAAACACGGCATTGTACTTTTAAATTTTCCATTTTAAAACGAGAGAATAGCACCACTTTTAAAAATAACTGTCTCATCAGTGGAACCAAATATCTCACCATACAATGTGATATCACCATTTATTTCAATGTCACCACCAACAAAACCACCTAATTCAGTTTCAAGACCCTCAGAAAATGCTGTATCAGTGACAACAGGACCCACTGTGGTATACCAACTTGATTTTTCATTTTCTTTTCTATATCCTATTTGCATTTCATATTGTGTTGTAACATATGTACCCTTTGGATAGATACGATTCATTTCAATATTCATATATGGTTCAGCATATACTGATCCTGATAATATTAAAGGTATGAATAATAGTTTTTTCATTCATAAAAGTATTTTCTTTATATATTGTTTCAACATTCCTTACTAAGATCTTCAGCCATATTTCCACCTATCTCAGCACCTTGATTACCACCAAACATTGCAACCCAACCAGCAGCAACCCAACCAACAAAGGGGATGCCAGAGAGAGCAGGAGCAGCACTAGCACCAACTGATGTACCCACGAGTCTGCCTGTACCCTCTGCGGATCCGATTGCTTTGATACAGGCTTCACTTTTTCGTGCAGCATCTATCTCTGCTGCTTGTGCGTTTGTTAAACCAGGTGGTTGATCCATCCATGATCTATGATTTGAAACAGGACCACCTTGATTAGTCTTTCCATCTAAGAAGTATTCTTCAGCAGTCCTAGTAGTTTCATTTGATAGTCCTAAGAAACCACCCTTAGTCTTAATGTCTTTAGTGATATACGCAGTCTTAGGATCATTTGCTGTATAACTTAACTTATATCCTTCTTTATTAGATTGTATTACGTACGATGTATACGGTCCTACTGGTGGATTTATAATTGGCACACTACTTTTTCTACTGACCATACCAATCAAACCAATATGAGATAGTCCAAAAATTCCACCAAGTCCAAGTGCAAACCACTTGCTTAAGTTTATAGAGTTCTTTGATTTTTTTGGTTTGGGATCAGTGATCTTTACCTCTGACCCAAACATCGCTTCATCTTGATCCATTATGTCAGTATTTACTAACAGTATATATACTACCAATCATTTTCCACTTGCTCTACAGGACAAGGTGGTGCTGTTCTGTGATAGTTGATATGCATTAACTCTATGAAGACAAGAGAGCAAATCAATATCATATTGATCTGAAACAACGGATGCTTGAGTAAATTCATCACATAAAAAAGACCCCTACTATGTAGAGGTCTTGAGTTGGTCAACTATGACTTAGAATGTGAACTTAACACCTGCTTTAGCAGCCCAGTTAACATCGTCATCAGCAGTTACACCAGAGATTTCTCCGTAGAACTTATCATAAGAACCACCAAGGTATCCTATTAGTTCAACGTCACCGAACTCGTCAGCAGCTTCTGTGTGAGTCACTGTAGGACCACCAGATACATACCATCCAAGACCACCAGCTGTTTCGCCTTCATATCCAACTACTGCTTCTAATCCACCAGATGTATATGTTCCATCAGGATATGAACCAGTTGCTTCTATATTAACATATGGACCAGCAAAAGCTGCACCAGATACTAGAAGAGGAGTTGCTGCTACTGCAGCGATTGTTGATTTAATCATTTTGTTTTTTAAAAGTATCTCGCAAGAAAAAATCCCTTGCGGATGATAGCATCCCCGACATGGGATACGGTTTACATACGCAAAGGGTTACGATCTTTCGAGTCCTTTGTTATATTGATATTTAGTATAGCAGGATACTAAGATTCTGTCAAGTGTTAAAATACAAATATATTCTTACTAAATAGCAAATAGGTATATTGTCTCAAGGGATGAAGAAGTTTTTACCAATTGTTATGTTTTTGATGACGGGTGCAGCATTCGCACCAGCCAAGGCAGACTTGGTTCATAGATTAACAACGAGTACTCAACTTAGTGTAGACGGTGCAGCAACCGTTGGAACAAGAATTGGTTCGACCTACTCGGTTTCGGGAAACAATATCAAAGTGGCAACTGATCAGCATTTTGGTAAACTCACTGCAGGAACAGCAACAGCAGCAGCAACACTTGATGTTGGTGCATATGAGATGAACACTAGCGGCTCAGCTTTTAGTTTCTCTGAAAGTTGGACTCAAGGAGATGCGGTAAATGCTATCGGAGCAGGTGTTGATGTAACATCTGGTGTCGTAGCTGACATGCCAGCATACGGTCAAGTTACAACACAAAGTGGTGGAGTGGCAGGTACACTTGCTGGAACAATTACATCTGCGGGAGTCATGACACTAACAGCTGGTGGAGCTGGTACTGATGCGACTGGCCAATTCGTCTCAGAATTGACAATAAATTAGTTTGTGATATAATGTCTGATGAAAAAGATATGTGTCCTGACTGTGGTTGCATGTGTCCTTGCGAGTGCGAGGACTGCGACTGCTGTGCCAGTGGTACCTAATTTTACGCAGGGTGCGATGACCTCAACCACCGAAACTACAAGTACGGTGACTGAGACCATCAATTCGATGAATTACGATACAGGCTATCAGTATGTCATCACTGGTACAAACGTAAAAATGGATAGTTCATCGCTATCACCGACAGCAAATTTAACGACTGAAAATACAATTGAAGGAGTGACTTCTACATGGACGGGGTTAGATCTAAATCAAAAACCAAACTTTACATTAGCAGACCCAACTGGACTCGGTGCTTTCCAATACACCGAAAGTTATTCTGGACCAGGGCTCAAGACGCAAACAATAATACAACGCACCACCACCATAGAAAGTGTCACAAACACAACAAGTCAGTTCTCAAACTGATCGCATTGAGTCTCACATTAGGAACAGCATCCCCTTCATTTGCTACTGATGTGGGTGGTGTAAGTGCAACTGCAAACCCGATTGCGAATAGTTCGGGCTCAGTTACCAACCAGGCAATACAAGTTTTACAAGGACCGTATATAACTAACACTTATGGTGGTGGGATACAGTGTCAAGGACCTACCATGAACCTTACACCCTATGCAAATGGCAGTGTTTCATACAAAAAACCATTCGAAGGTTTTTACAATGATCCTGTATACAACAACGCAGATAATGATGATGATAATATTCCAGATAATCCTGGTCAAATTTTATATGAGATTCCTACAAGAACAGGACAGAAAGATAATTATACTTTGTCATTAGGATTCTCTGCCACATGGTCGAAACCACTTGATAAAGAATTACAAGCACAATGTAAGGAAGCAGCACAAGCAAACATAGATTTAATGACTCAACAAACTGCAAATAAAAGATTAGACTTTGAGATTGCAAGATTAAAGAATTGTGGAGAATTAAAAAAGGCTGGAATTATGTTTCACCCAAAGTCACCATACTATAGTGTATGTGCTGATGTTGTATTAGTAAATCCTGCAGGTGTTGTTGCTCCACATAATCATCAGATTACACCAAAAGAAGAACCAAAGATAATACCAAACGGTAATGCTAGTTCATTAAAACCAATATCAATTGGAAATCCATGAAGATAGAATTTGAAAAACAATTTGGCAAGGGTGTAGATCCTTGGTATGCAAAGGCAGAGAGATGGGCAAAGAAACAGAAGTTTCCTATCTCTTTTCTTGCGTTAGGACTTATTGCATATCTTAAAAAAGTATGGATCAATGTTAAAATTGAAAATACGATGAAAGATGTTGATAAACAAATTGAAGAGATTAAAAAAGATTGGGATGGATTTACTCAACCAACACCAAAAGTAATTGAAACCCCATCAGAAGTTAAAGGTTTAAATGATATGTCTATTTCCTTTTCAGAGGAGGAAGACCTTTTTTCTGACGATACTCATTAGTTTTAATTTCTGAAAGAGTAGGTCTCTTCACTTCTTTACCTAATTTTTTCTGTATCGTTGCCCATATCTTTTTAACTACAGGTCGTATAATTCTTATTAATAATGGTGTCGCTGCTGCTCCTGCTGTTGCCACAATCGCAAGTGAGGTCACAGTTGCTGCTTGATTAAGTGGTGGGAGATATTTTTCGACTACTGAAGTGGGTTCATATAATGTCTCACAGGTTTTACCATCATCTAAAAGTCGATGACCAACAACTCTCTCATCACCTGATTGTGTAACATCACCAACTCTCAATTGACCAGGACCAGGACAAGGTGTTTCTTTTTTAGTAACTATGTCACCAGTGTTAGGAATCTCTGGTGCTGGTGGTGCTACTGGTGGTGGAGGGGCAGGAGTGGTTGGAATTATCTGTTCTGGTTCATAATTAAGTGCATCATAAGATGGGTATTCACCATTCGGACATAAAACTTTAACTCCGTTTGGATCATCATTAACTAAATTACGATCAAGGGGCAAATAATCTGCCCCTATTTTATTGTCTGGATGTGCTTCCACACAACCAGGTAATTCGACAATAGGAAAACCCAACTGCAATGTTACAGGTGGATCATTATTTGGAACAGAAGGAATTTGATACATCCAACTTCTTCCATTTAGTTGTGGAATAATTACTTGAGGTATATCAATTTTTTCGATTGGATCCATTTACTTCTTTCCTATAATCAAGTTGAGGATTCTGCAATGTCATCACCCCACCAGTGGATGATGGAAAACTCAATCTAATCTGCTCTTTGATAAAAGGTTTAAGTTCCTCAACAATTGCTTCAACAGTAGCATCTCTTCTCTTCTCAGATCCATTAGTGACCTGATCAACTACAGCATTACCACCGACTACACAGGCAGTTCCAACAGCACATACACCTACAGCAACCTTTTGTACGTCCATTATTTTAAAAGAATTTTTTTACCAATAACAACAGCAGCAATAAGCACCACTACAATACTAGCATTAGTCCATGTAAGTACTGAAGCATCACCAACCTTTATTGGACCTACTTCTAGATCTGCTGGTTGAGATATAGTTTGCTCAATTTGCAACCCTTCAATCTTAGCACCTTCTGGAGCATTAATTATAATCTCTTTAGTCATTATTATCCCTCCAATAATGTACCGAATGACCTACGAATCTCTCGTAGTTCCTCGAAGTTTTTTTGTTTTGTGCCACCATCATACTCCCATGCATATCCTTGAACAATCATTTTTTCGTTGAGTGATATATCATCATCGCCAACGTATAACCAACCAAGCAACCTACCATACTTACCCATGCCACCTTTAAGTTCAGTTCGTATAGTGAGTTCATCATCTCCTTCAATCGCTCCTTCTA